AAGTTAGCTGTTCTGTTTATTAACACTGCTAAAGCGGCATGCTCATCACCAACGAAAGTAGCAGTACCTGATACTGCAGCCTGGTTGTATGTGAATTCAGTTGCGGCTAATGTACGTAGAGATAATAGAATCTCTTGATCAATTTCTGCAGTAATCTCTTGAGCTAATGCTGCCATGATTTCTGCTTCTACATCGATACCGTGCATTGCTTGTGCATCTTGAGCTGCTTCAAAAGTCCAACGTGCTTGTAGCTTACGAGTTTTTGCTTCAACTGTTTGCTTTAAGATTTGAACTGAAATATTACGTCCACCTGATCCTTCAAGTATTGCAGTATTTGCGCCAGCATATCCTGCTTGAGCTGCTTGTACTACACCAGCGGTAACTGTTGTTGCACTTGAGTATGCTTGAGCAATTTTGAATGGTGACAATGCTTCTTCACCAGCAACTGTTGATGTTGCGGCTGCTGAGTTGTCTGTCATTGCGTTAGCATAACGTACTCTTAGTGTATGAATTTGTCCAACTGGACCTGTCATTGGCTGAACACCAACTAATTCGTTAGCAATAACTGTTGGCATAACACGTCGAATAACAGGTAAAATAACTCTGTTTAGTGTTGCAATGTTACCTGAACTTGTTGATCCTGCAGTTGCATTCTCAGCCAAGTGCTTGCGTGTGTTTTCTAAAACAACACCCATTGTAGATCTACGAGTTCCTTGTAAGCCTTCTAGGAGGGCTTCTTTGGTCTCGCTCCATCTGTTTTCTAGTAGTTCTTGTGACATTTCTGTCTCCTTTTTCTTTTAGTTTTAAAGCCCTGCTAGGCGTTTAAGTTCAATAACGTTATTAGCGTCATCATCGTTTTTTATAACCTTTGCAGTTTTGTTACCAGTTTGTTCAGTAAGTGCAGTGGCTTTTTTAGTGCCTTTTGTCTCGCTGATTACTGCTGGCAAATATTTTTCAAAAGCGTTCTTCAATCTAGATGTCTGAACGTTTTCAAGTAGACTAGTCATAACAGATCTCTTCTCGTCGTTAAGAGGAGACAGAAGTTCGTCCAATGTAGCATCACGCTCATTGGCTTCTTTAATGACTTTAATCTGGTGGTTTTTATTCTCAATAAGCGTCTTAGCTTTGTCTTGAATTTTGATAGCTTCGGCTAACTGTTTATCTTTTCTAACAATAGCGGCATTCAATTTACGTACTTCTGCATTTTCATTTAAATGAGTAGCACCAAATTCAGTAGCATATGCTTCAAAGATACGACGACCAAAATTGTTCTCACGAGCAATTTTAATGTCTTCTTTAAGTTGGCCCATTTCAGCCTTAAGATGCGTAGAAACAGTTGAAGACATCTTCTTAGCAGATTCTTTTACAAATTTGCTCTTTAGATTATCAAGTTGAGAACGTGCATTACTAACAAGTTTAACTTTAGTTTCCACTAAGTCTTTCTTGTCTGCAGCAAATTCCTTGATTTCTTCAGCCAATGCACCAACAACAAATGATTCTAATTTCTCAAAACCAGTTTTTGATGATATACGATCCTTGCGTAGTTCACGTAGTTCTTCTGACAGTTTTTGTACCAAAAAGTTGTTAAACTTGTTAGCATTTTCTGTCATTGACTTATTAAACTTTACACGATCGTTTGCAAGTGCTTTTTTCTCTTCACTTATTTGAGAAATTTCAGTTGCAAGGCCTTCTGTAACCATTTTATCTAGGGCGTCTACCATCACAGTCTTATCGTGCTCGTAGCGTTGTGCAAACTCCTCACGAAGTTCAGCACGTACCGTCTCTTTGGCCTCAACCATTTTTGCTTCCCATTGTTCAGCAATAGCGGTACGAGTATCCTCATTGACGAGATCGCTATCTAGTAGTGGTTTAATAGCATCTAACATGCGATTCTCCTAAATTTTTAGGTCTCTGATAAGACGAGAAACTTCGTCTTTCAGGTACTTTTGTATTTTGCCGTCCGTCCCAGACTCACGAGCCATTTCTAAAATGTGATGTCCATGTTTCATGTTCATCAGTCCTTCATAAATTGCTTTTGGATAAGCATTCGGAGCACTGGGTTGTGCGACCACGTCTACAGTGACTATTTCAAAATCACTGACACGTCCGTTATGTGGATCAACGTTACCTGATCCACGACTCGAAACGCCCAATCTCACACCGGACTGAAGCATAGTTTTCACTAGCTCGCCCATCGGAGTTGGGAGAATTTTTAGTTTTCCATAACCATTAGGTCCGTCCATCCACATACTCTCAATCATGTGGCATACACGGTCTAAGTTAATCTTAAGGTCATCTGGATGATCTACTTCGCCGAGAACGCTTGTTGTTTTGATTTGTTCGTTCAGTGTATCAACTGCTTCTGCAATTTGACTTACTGGATAAACACGTTCATTGGCATTTTTGACGTCACCTTGTATGCAGATGCCCTCCATATAGAGGTTCTTACCATCTTTGCCCTCAACGATTTGCATCTTTGCGGCTTCAAAAGTAAGATCTTCTCTTAGGTATAGCTGTCCCATATACTTGGTTCCTAGGCTAGATTAGTCTATAACACTTTTGGTGTTAACACCAGAAGCTTGTGCTAATTCCGGCTTTGGAGCTGGCTTAACGTCTGGCTTTGTTGTGTTGCCTTGGTCCATATATTTTGGTGTTGGGCGACCTTCTTTGCCTTTGTTCCCGTCGTCAAAGTTTACTGGATGTGCATCCATTCCTTTTTGACCTGAGTTTGCAGCAACTGGTGACTTACTAGCTGGTGTGCTTGTTACTGGCTTTGGAGCTGCAACTAAATCTACGTTCTCATTAAAGCCTTCAACTTCTACGTTAACATCAATTGGCTCTGCCATTTTGTCTTCAATGTCATCAATCTCGTCCTGCTCCATGTCAGTATCGCTATCAATGTCTGAGATTTCATCCTGCTCGCCTTCGATGTCGTCTGTGTTGTCATCAACTTGACCCATTAGCTCTTCGAATTCACCCATTAGTTCGTCTAATTTGTCTTCGATATTTACTACACGGTCTTCTAACTCTTCTTCGCCGTTGTCATCATCAACGTCGATGTCAATCATTTCGATTTCTTCTTCTTCATCTTCGAAAGTTGCACCTTGCTCTTCAGCTTCAACTTCGTCAATTAGCTCGTCAACCTGTGATCCGCCTAAATCTGTTTCATCAATCTTTTGATCGTTGTCATGTTCTTCGTCACGCTTGCCACGCTTTCCCATTTCATCGTCTCTACGATCTTTCATTGATTGTTTTTTAGTGTCTTCAGCACCGTCTTTGGCACCTAAATGCTCATCTTCACGGTCCTTATATCCTTGTTTCTTTTCCATGACTTCTTCTTCAGCCATGATTTCTTCATAAATGTCTTTAGACTTATCAACGACTATCTCGTGAAAAAGTGCTTTTGCATTTGCTTCGTCATCATTGATAACATATTCTATTAATTGTTCAAATTTGTTCATTATTTCTTCTCCAAAAGTCGTGTCTGTAAAGTACAGAGTCTGTAAAGTACTTAACATATTTGTCAAATACTGGTAGTTTATAGGGGTAAAATGGGTATAAAATGAATATTTCTTTGTACTATAAAGAAATTATTACATTGCCGGTGGTGGTGGTGCGAATTGAGCTTGTATCTTTGACAAGTCTTCTTTTTTTTCGTAGTTACGCATATCGTACATCTTACGCAGTTTTGATATCTGCTTTAATGTAAGTTTTGTCTTACGCAACTCTCCAAGTTGAGGAACACTGTTGTCAGCTTCTTGATCCTGGTAACCTTCTGGAGGTGCTTCATAAAATTCAAATAGTTTCATAATAGTATTTATACAGGAGGAGCTTCTGGAACGGCTGCATCAACGTTAATGTCAATTTCTTCACCGCCTAGTGCTGGGTCAGCAGCTTCTCCGTCTGCAGCTACTGCATCACCCATTGCAACATCGCCTTCGATGTCACTTGGACTAACACCAACTGTACGTAAATCACTGCCAGTTGGTTCTACATCAACTGGCTGCCCAGTTTCTTCTTGCCACATTTCTGTATTCTCTTGTAGTTCATCATCAGTTAATCCTAAATAACGTTTCATAAGAAAACGCTTACTCATATAAGGCAAAGGCTCTAATGCACCAAATGCTTGCATTCTAGTTGTATCAAGTTCTGCTTGACGATAACTGGCAAAGTTTTGTGGTGGGTTAAACTTAATTGAAAATAAACCACTGTCAATGTTAAAGCCTCTCCAACGCAAGAACATCTTGAACTCGTCGTCTAGTTTATCAATCACTTGCTTTTGTAATCTTTCACAGTACTGATTGAATCTATATTCTTGTATAAGAGCAGTACCAACACGACCGTCATTCATTGGTCGATCTGAATCATCCGGACCGGTAGGCAAATATGAACTTGGTACACGCAGTCCTCTGCACATTTTATTGTTAAAGTATTTTAAATCATCAATCTGTCCAAGATTTTCACCGCCTGGTAGTGTTTCAACTTTAGAACCTCTACCTTCAGCAGTTTGTGGAAAGAAGTAATCTTCGTTGATTGATAGTGGATTGTATGTTGTATCCATTGATGTTTGACCTTGTCCGCCGTTTGCACTAGGAATACGTCTTTGATGTACTTCGTTTTTGACACGCTCAACAAACTGCATAGCAAGATGTGATGGCATATTACCTACATCAATGTAGAATACTCTACGTTCTGGTGCACGTTGCACACGATAGATTAGTATTGAATCTTCAAGTAGTTCTTTTTGCTTGAACACTTTGAAAATCATTTCCAATACACTTTGACTGAAAGGCCAGAAAAAGTCTAAACCTTCGCTAAGGCCAAGATGCACTACGTTCTTTGCATCAATCACAGTTTCGTTTATTGAATTTTCAAATCTACTGCCAGTGCTTGGCTGGTTTGGAATGTTATAGTTTGCTCCGCCGCCCATTGCGCCGTTGCCACCAGTTCCGAGGATCTCTCCAGCGTTGCCTGCACCGTAGTTAGTAGTGTTCTTAGCAGTGATGCTCAAATTTTGAAAGTTAGGATTGATGTCACGTATAACATACTGCTCAGGACGCTTGCCTTCGTTTTCGTTTACAATAACTTTTACAACTTTGGTCATATCAACCCAATACATTTCAAAAGTTTCTGGGTCACGCACAAATACTTGATCTCCGTACTTTAGTGTATTACGGAAAATACGAAACATACGCTGATCAAACTTGTTTAGTTTGGTCCACTGTTGTAGTTGCTTGCGAATAATTTCAATTTCGTTGTTTGTTGGTGTATCTGTATAAGATACTTCAAATGGTGTGTCGTTGCTTTCGTTTGTTTGTGTAGAAAACTCAGCAATAATATCAAGACATGCATTGATTTCACTATCATTGTCCATGTTCTCATATTGATTATAACGTTCAATTCTATTTGGATGACCTGAGTATACTTCTGGTAGATGACTTTGATAGTTTTTAAAACCAAATTGTCCGCCTGAGCCTCCTGATCCGTAACTAGGACCTCGTGAGTTTTGTCCACTGATAGGACTTAGTTGGCCACCTTCGTTACCGACAGCTTTGAAATATTTTTTCCAAGACATATGCGTTCCAATATACTCTTTGTTATATTGTATTTATCACTACTGACGGGTCGCGTGTAATATCTCTTCGTTGGTCGAATTACTGCGTGCCATTTGAGTTATAAGTTGATCTAGTCTGTTAAGTTGTGCTTCTGCTAGTGCGTTACCGCTTGCACCGCCTGCACTTTCTCCTGTACTTCCTGCTAGTGCCGACTGCCCAGCTGAATCTAGGCTTCCAAGCCCGCCGAGAGCGGCCCTCGATCCACCTGACGGTCCAGCGTTTGGTATTACTGTTCCACCTAAACTTCCCATTTGCAGTATCTCAGGACCACGTTCACCTACTGTATAGGCAGTATTTGGATCTACTGGTCCGCCCATTGCTCTTTTGGAAAATATCTTCATCCAATCTGGCATTTCTCCGTCTGTCACACCAGCTACAACTCCACCGCCAACTCCACCAACGGCTGCTCCTATTGCGGCACCAATTGGCCCTAAAAATGCACCTATTGCAGCTCCTGCTAATGCGCCGTTAACAGCTCCATCTCCTACTCTTGCCATAGTATCAACTGGATCGCCACCTAATTGTGCCTTAGCATAGGCTTCTGGCCCCATTGCAACCATCTTATTCATTTCAGTTGCAGCAGCTAACAAACCTGTTGTCATTGTCTCAACAGCAGTCGTCATTCCTGGCATTGCCTTTAGTGCTAATTTGTCCATTTCAGTAGCAAACTTTTGCATTTTCAAACTTGAGTCAACTAAACCTTTAGTGGCAGCATCAGTGGTATTAGCAAGGTCTTTATTCTTATCAATAGTCTTTTGAAAGTCATTTGCACTTACTTCGGCTCTCGTTGAAAATTTCTGTAATCCAAGTATACTGTTTTCAATCGGAGTACCAAGTCCTGCTAATTTACCAAGTCCTGCAGGGCCACCAAAGTCGTCGGCAGTTTTTTTCAATCCACTTTGAATCATTGCACTTGCTTCTGCAGTGCTTATTTGTCCTTTACGCAACATGTCAACTGCCATTGCACCTTGTTCTCCAGCAGAGATAGCAAATTGCTGAGCTGCTTCGGTACCAAGGTTACCTGATAACGCATCTTGTAAACCTTTTCCAATGTTTTCGTCAATGCCACTTATAAATGCGGCAGTATCTTTCATATTAGCAGCGGCTTCTCTTCCAAACTTGCCTTGTACTTCTGCAAGTGCACCAACCATACGTGCATTACTCAGTTGACTGTCTAATTCTTTTTGTTGTTCTTCAACACTTTTTCCAGTAAGTCTTGACAACGCTGTTAAACGTTTGATGTACTCTGCTGATCCTTGTGCTAAGTCTCTTGAACTACGTCCTTCGATATTTCCTTGTCGTGCTTGAAGTTTAATGTAGTTTGCAGTCATTTCGTTCTGTTGCTTTGCACCTACACCCAATGCAGTAAGCTCTCTCCTAAACGGAGTCATTGCTTCACTTGCATCTGCAAACCTTTTTGCACCAGTTGCAGTATCACCAAAAGCAAATGCTAAACCAGCTGCTGATTCTTTGGTTACACTTGCAAAGTCTTTAAAACTAATACCTGCTTGAATTGCTTGATTTGCTAATCCTGTTAAACCGTCAGCACCAACTGCACCAGATTGTGCCATCATTCTAAATGCAGTGTTTGCATTATCCAGTTCAGCTGTGATCTTTTTACCAATTTGAGCGGCTACATCAGCAGTTGCTTCAGCTAAGGCAGCGGCTGCTTTACTAACACCACTTACGAACCCACCTACAACAGGTCCAACCAGAGGAATTGCACTCATTGCAGTACCAGCTGCATCGCCAAGTCCAGCAGTGAGTTTGGCAGTGGTTTTAAACATTCCTGCGGCTATATCAATTGATCCGTTTAGACTTGTGAACTGTTCTCTGTTTTCTCTAACTGCACCAGCTGCGTCAATAACACCAATTGCGAAGTTTCCAACATTTCTTGTTGTTCCAGCTAGTGCACCAGCAAATCGCACTGATCCTTTGGAGCTTTTGTCTAGTTCGCCGGTTTGTATTTTTTGTGCATCACTTTGAGCTTTAGATCCTTTAGTAACATTGCCCAATGCTTTGTTAACTTTATCCATCTCTTTTGGGTCAACAGTCTTGCCTTGTGCTATTGTTTGATTCAGAGCTTGGACTGCTCTAGTAAGTTCTTCGATGGTTTGGTCGTCTGCCATTTAATTAATACCTGTTTTTTCGCCGTATAAGTACATATACACATATATTTATGGTAGGAAAAAACATGGACGAGAACAACGCAAATCCGTTGGCTAAACATTTTAGACAGCCAACAATTTATATTAAACTACCAAGCGGCGGTGCATGGAACAATGAGGAAACTCTTAAAAATACCGAAAACGGTGAGTTACCAGTATATCCAATGACTGCACTTGATGAGATTGCATACAGAACTGCTGATGCATTGTTTAACGGAAGTGCAGTTGCTGATGTCATTAAGAGTTGTATACCAAATATCTTAGATCCATGGCAAATAAGCAGTGCCGATCTTGACACAATTTTAGTTGCAATAAGAATTGCCAGTTACGGTCATGAAATGGATTTTACTAGCAAATGTCCAAAATGCGAAGAATCAAATGACTTTAGCATTGACCTACGTGAAATCATGGAAAAGATCAAGATGCCAGACTTTTCAGAGCCTGTGACCATTGGTGATATAACTGTCTACTTTAAACCTCTAACCTACAAAGATCAAAACGATAACAACACTGCACAGTTCCAAGATCAAAAGATGCTTGAAGCATTACCAACTTCAGATATGCCCGAAGATGAAAAGATTGCTGCACTCCAGCAGGCATTTAATAATATTAGTCTACTGACTCTAAATGCAATTGCTGATAGCATAAGCATGATGAAAACAGGAGATGATGTTGTAGTTGACAAAGAACACATCAAAGAGTATTTGCAAAATTGCAATAACAAATCATTTGACAAAATACGCAAGAAGATTGAACAAGTAAAAATCGACGGTGAGATGGCTCCTTTACAAATTGTATGCAATGATTGCAAACATGAGTACACTACTCCGTTTACACTTAATGTTGCAAATTTTTTCGCATAAGGCTCTTAACGTCCAGTCCCGAAGAAATCGAAAAGATTATCGCAGACATGGACAAAGAAGTTAAGGGCCTAAAAGAAGACATGTTTAAAATGGTTTGGTTTATGCGTGGCGGAGTTACCTATCAAGAAATTGTAAACATGAGCGGCCCTGAACGTGACATGATGGGCAAACTTATCAAAGAAAACTTAGAAACTGCAAAGAAGACCGGACAACCGTTTTGGTAATAGATCAAGTAAAAGCAGACATTGAACAGTGGTTGGTTAATTTTGTTGAAGTTCCGCACCCTGCACTGGGCAACTTTCCGCCGTGTCCGTTTGCTCGACAGGCAAGACTACGCAACAAATATGATATTAGACTCGGCGATGATCTTGAACGTGACTTGTTTCTGTTTGCTAAGAAAAAATATTTAGGCAAAAACGATGTTGTTATATACGCATATCCTCCCAAGCAATACGATGATGCATACTTTAATTTTGTGGTAGATGTTGTAAACAGTTCAAAAGGATTTACCAAACGTAATCTATTGGCACTTGCTGACCACCCAGACACTGTTGAAGAACAAAACGGTGTTTGTTTCAACATGGGTAAATATGCACTTGTACTCATACAAGATAAAACAAAACTTCAGGACCATGCAAAAATGTTAGCTCACAGAGGATACTATGATGGGTGGGACGAAGAATATTTGAAGGATGTGTTTGCACACAGAAAAGACCCAAGAAAATGATATACGCAAGAATCAACCTTAGTGAAACAAACTATGATATTATGGACAATTGTAAGAAGCTCAAGTGTCCGTTTCCTAAACCCCTCGAAGCAATTTATGATGCATACTGTAAGCACAAGAAATTTAAAAGTGTTATGCCCATATTTCCAGAAGAATATTTTGACGACAAAAACGAGGTGTACGGGTACTATGACAAGGAAGAAAAACTGGTTGCATTCAGTCTACTTAGATGTTATAATAATAAGAACGTTGAAGCAGTTCAATTTGCTTGGGACTACGGACAACCAGGATTGCGGTTAGGCATACGCAGTTTAAAAAACGAGTGTGCAATATATAAAAAACGCGGTTTTGACTACTTGTATCTAGGACAAGCAGATGATTACAAAACCAAGATTGACGGATTTGAAATACTAGGAGGAAGATTATAATGAACGTTTATACAGTTTACGCCGATGTAAAAGAAGGTATAGATGCACGAACATTTGTGGCTAACATGAAGCTTTTCCTAGATAAATTGCCCCAGATGCATGACTATAGAATCACAAGAATGAAACTAGGATTCCGTTCAATGGACTTGCCAGAGTTTAGAATTGACATGGAGTTTGAAAGCATGCAAGCACTGGATGACGCTATGAGTCATGTGGTAGCAAACGTAGATGATATTGAAACAGAACATGTAGGTTTCAATCAGTGGGTTGATGTTGAAACTATTCAACACTTTCTATACAGAGACTATCCAGACTAACACCAACCATTAGTATAATCTTCTAACATAATCGCACGTATACGCAGTCGTTGTAGATCAGTGGGTCCTGCTCGCATGGTATTGTCTCGACGGTGATGTGTGTCCAATGCAGGCACACCAAGTATACCTGCTATCTTATGCACATGTTTATAATTGTAAATGTGCGTGTAGACAGATCTGTCAGCTCCAAGACGTGCAGTGTTTGATTCGCAATGATCTGCTACATTTGGATTTTGTCTGTATACATCAATGTCTTTGAGAAAGTTGGTTAGACTAGGTGATTTAATCCACAAATTTTTATTTGCCGGATTGGTCATGGTATGATAGAAACCACTTACAAACTTATCAACAGGATCACGCCACAGTGCTATGCGTATGTCTGCGTCTCGTAGCTCTGATTCAAACTCCTCAAATGATCTAGCCTTGTTATACACACCAGGTGCTTCGTTTTGAAAGTTTTGATAGAACTGTTCTTCTTTGGGATCAGCATTCCATAATGCTTGTGCTACATAACTCAACATAGTCGTAGTACTACATTTATGATTACGCACTATTGCTATAGTTCTATTATTGTGCTTAAACTTTATCAATCCCATATGCTTATTTAATAAGATGTCTAAAGACATCTATTGCTTCGCTTTGCTTCAGCAATATTTTTATTACGAGTGTAACGAAGTAATCAGTTATCATCTAGATAGTTTAGTCATACTTGCCCTACTACGGGCAAGTGAACTGAAAAGATGTCATCATCTGAGTTATCCAGTCATTTGAATAAAGAGATTTACATTACTGTATCAGGGGCGGTTGTGCTGTACCCCTTACTCTAGCCTTGTCTCACAACGGAGCGTTTGATATACCCCTTCAAACAAAGTATACAAACGTATGGGTTGTATCTGTTTCACAGAGCCCATGTCATTCTAGCCTTAAGTTAGCCTTATCCTTTGACGCACCAGTTCTGTCGGCTACAACTCGCGTTGGCAGACTTCAAGGTGGATCGAGGTTCCTCGATCAAACGATGTCATATTAGCTTGGGAAATTTAAAAAGTTGCTCTGAGCATAGCTCTATGTGTGCCTGTGTCATAGTTGTTTATGACATTATTATCTGGGTAGTTAATTTAGTCTTTTAAAATGCCTTTTTGGTGTACGCGGACCCGTATGTGCCCGTTATACCATTGTTTTGATTCTAGTACCTTGTGTGTGAATTGTTCTCTTGCTTCGATATAACTTAGTTGACTTTTACTGCTACACCAAAACATTATTTCACGTTTAAACTTGTCTTTTCCTAATAGTTCTACATCCGCGGTCAGTTCATCACTGCTTCCGTAATAGTCTTTCCAATCGCTTTCAACTGTATACCTACGTTTGTTTGTTCTTCCTTTTAGAGGCTTCTTACTGCGTTTGAACTGTGTAAGTTTTTTTCCAATGTACTTTCTATCATTGGTGGTATTTGTTATCAAATATACAAATCCTATAAACTCTGCAGGAATTTCAGTTACCTCTTTGTTTTTGTATGTCCAGGTCATAGTAGTAGTTACCACTCAGTGACATGTGTCTTGTCTAAAAGTTTACTTTTAATACATTTTGTTTTACATTCTAAATTATCAAATTTCTTAAAATCTGTTTGCCACCATTCGTCTTGTAGTATTTGATCCAATGTGTTATTATACAGGTTAAATTTAGTTTCTGCAAGATCATTCCATTTCTTGTTATGAGGATAACGTAATGCAGTCCAACAACAAGGATAAAATTCGCCTGTGCTTTTTAAGAACACGCCTTTGTTTCCTATATAACAAAGAGCAGGGTACTGCTCACTTTGTTGTAATTTTTTTGCTCGATTCCAAAATATTTCTTTAAGTTCAGAACCTGGCCTTTGTCTTGCAGTAATATAATTTTGTTCTCTTTCAAATCTATGTCCGCTAGCCACTAATTTTTTATCCGTTGGTTCAAGTAAATCATTGTTACCGTATGCATCTGGATAGGTACAACCAAATTTTGTACTCTTGGTAAGTTGCCAACAATCAAAATTGTAAGCATGAGCTAATGTTGAGATATTGTTCAAACCTTTTTCATTGAATCTAAAAGCAATTGTATCAACTACTGTATATGTTTTTGAGTTGTATTTGCGAAACGTACTGATGCCGTCGATAATACTATTCCAATCACAGTTTACACGATACTTACTGTTGCTTTCTTGATCCCATCCATCAAGACTCCAATGTATTTCGTCTTGTTCATTAAGTGATGATGCAAGTTGTTCCCACCAGTTGGTTGTTTTGTAACTTCCATTTGTAATAATAACCAAATGCATACTAGGACTTATACTTTTTATCCACTGTACTATTTGCAAGAATTCCTTTGCGTAAATTGGATCACCGTCATCACCACAGAAAGTTATTTTACGTATCTTTTCAATTGTGTTCTGTCCAATTTGCTCTTGGAAAAATTTTAAATTTAGACTGCGGTTTAGCAGAGTTTCTGGAATCTCTGCACGTGTGCATCTTGGGCATTTAAGTGTGCAAATACTACTAACTTCTATATGCCAATGGTCTAATGCTATGTTCATGCTACATCTATATCCGTACTATAACTTGTGAAGCCATTTTCTTTAACAACTTTTAACAAATTATTTACTCGACCTGCTAGTTCATCTTTGTGTGACACTAACCAAATACTTTTACCACGCTCTCTTGCCATCTTCTTAAGCAGTGCAAGTGCAGCTTCAACTCCTGATGTATCCATACC